TTTTCATTGCACTTATTTTCTTGAAAATCAGAGGTTAAAGCCTCTCCGCCCGTACTGCTCTCGCTATAAAATAACACATTTGTCGAGAATGAGACGAAATCTTAAATGAAAGAGCCGTGTTCAATCCGCAATAAAAACAGGCTGCAAATTGGAAAAATCGATTAATAGTTGTAATTTTGCATTCAAATAAGCCTTGGTAGTTCAACGGATAGAATGGGAAATTCCTAATCTCCAACGCTATCAAAAGCCTCATTTTTTGAGGGTTGAGCACTAGGATCAGCACCAGAGAAAAGGCGAAAGCCAGTAAAATTTAAGTAAGCCTCTGTAGTTCAACGGATAGAATAGTGGTTTCCTAAACCATAGATAGGGGTTCGATTCCCCTCGGAGGTACGTTTTTAGCCCAATCTGCAACAGATTGGGTTTTTTGTGTCCGCAAAATCCGCAAAAATAAAGTAACTTTGCGGTGAAATATTCTACAAATATTCTACAGAAAGCATGGCAACATTCAAAGCGGAGATTTATGCCCACCAGAAAAAGGCGGATGGCACATACAACATTAAGATCCGTGTAACACAAAACATGAGGAAAAAGTACCTCTCTACACCTTGGTATGCAACCAGGGATGATCTGACACGATCCCTTAAATTGAAAAACCAGAAATTCATTGATCTGACAAACGATCTCATTAAGAAATACCGCTCCAGGTGTGATCGTGTCGGAGAGGCAATCAAGACCATGACGGTTGAGCAAGTGGTGGAGATTATCACCAGAGATACCCAAGAGGTTTTTGATCTGGATATAGTGGCTTATGCCAGGGCGTATGCTGATCAACTTGAAAAGGATGGCAGAAATGGCACGGCTCGTACCTACAGAGTGGCGATCAATAGCCTGGTGCGATATGTGGAGAGGGAGGAGATCAGCATCAAGGAGATCACAGTAAAGCTGATCAATGACTGGATCGGATGGCTGCAAAAGCTCCCAGCCAGACCACATAGGGAAAGAGGATCCAGGGCACAAAGCCTATACCCCTCCGTATTGAGGGCGATCCACAACAGAGCAAAGGCGGAGTTTAATGATGAGGATGCTGGGATCATAAGGATCCCTCTCTCTCCGTTCAAAAGGGTGGCAATCCCCAAACCTCCGAAAACTCGCAAACGTGCCCTAACGGTTGATCAGCTCCAGAAATTTGTGGCACACCCCTACACCATGATCATGCAACCTGGCACCAATAGGCACAACCTGGCAAAGGATGTGTTTCTGCTTTCGTTCCTACTGCTGGGCATGAATGAGGCGGATCTGTTTACTTGTACCGACTGCAAGAATGGGAGGCTTACATACCAGAGAAAGAAAACCAGAACCAGGAGGGATGATAATGCAGAGATCTCAATAAAGATTGAGCCAGAGGCAAAGGCTCTCATGGAGAAATACAAGGATCCGACTGGGGAGAGGGTTTTCAACTTTTATAGGCTCTACTCCTCCATTGACACATTCACGGCTGCCATCAACAAAGGGCTGAAAAGCATTGGGGATGCCCTGGAGATCCCAGATCTGGAGTTTTATGCAGCCAGGCATAGCTGGGCAACGATAGCCCTCAATGATGCTGGGGTGGATAAATACACCGTTCACGCTGCGTTGAACCATGTAGATGACTCTATGAAAGTAACCGATATATACCTCCGTAAATCCTGGGATCCGAATGATAAAGCCAACAGAGCTGTGTTGGATCTGGTAGATCTCAATTATGACGTTGCAGAGGAGCGTTATTTGCCTAAGCAAAAATAACATTTGCCTAAGCAAATGTTTGTAATTAACTGGAAATCAATCCTAATTTTTTGCTCATTTGCCTAAGCAAAAGATTTTGGGCGTTTTCATTTGCCTAAGCAAAAGTGCAGCCATTGAAAATCAACAACTTACAAACATTTGCCTACGCAAAACACTTTTGCCTAAGCAAATGTTTATAACACATTGAAAATCAGCTTTGAATTTTTCGCCATTTGCCTAAGCAAATGTTTTTAGGGATTTTCTTTTGCCTAAGCAAATGTTTGTAATTAACTGGAAATCAATCCTAATTTTTTGCTCATTTGCCTAAGCAAAAGTTCCCCTCGCGTGCGCGTGCGCGTATATACTTACTCTATATTATGAAAGTATAAAATATAATTGTTGAATAATATATAGAGAGAGTATATGAAATAGGGGGTATGGGGGAAAGAACAAAAAAGCGATGCCTGGAGATCGGGCACCGCTTTTCTGTTATTCAAACATCTTTCCAACTCCCAGGAGGAGCCATCTGGCACTAACGCCATAGTCTTTCACCATTGGTTGTAGCCAGCTCACCTGGAACCAGCCCCGATCCAGATCTTTTCTCTGGGCGATGAAATTGCGTCTGTCAATCTCGTTTAACCTACAATAGGTATTTACCCCTCGGATCTTTTTCATTGCTATAATAGCATCCAGAGCGGAATAGAACCGCTCCATTATCTGTTTGCTCACTGGCGTATTCATTTAGGCTCAATCTTAAATATCCTGGTTTGATCATCTGTGAGAAACCAGATCTCTTTGTGTAGCTCCTTACCTCCCTGGCGGTTTTTTATTCGGTATTCATGCTCCAGCGTATAATATAGAACCAGGTCTGGATCTCCATCAAAATCCTCTCTGAATTTTTGTATTGCTCCAGCTATACTATCAGAGGGCACCGAAAGGGCACTCATAAACATTGTCGTGGGAGAAAAGATCTGGGGCTTTCCTAACTCAATTCGCTCATAGCTCCCTGGATCATCCATTTCTCTATTGATATAATCTGTTATCGCTTTCTCATAAGGCTCCTGGCATGAGCATAAAAGTAACAGCGTTCCGATAACCAGTGCTGATCTCATACGTTGATACCGTTTACATCCTCCAGGAGGGTTTGCAGTCCGTCATAAGGAGTGCCCTGGATTCTGGCAGTTGTTATTGCATTTGCGATCTCTTTTTTCACCTCCAGGATTCTCTCTGAATTTACCTGGTTTATCAGTGCCTCTTTGTAGAGGTCTATCACCATTCGATAATACTTTTCCATATTTTCTATCTCTTATTTAAGTTTTCAATAATTGTTAGGAGCCGATCCATCTGCTCTTTGGCTTTGCGTGTCTGGGCTTGTGCCTCCTCTGTGAGCTTTCGTTGAGCGGAGATTTCCTGGAATACTTTATCAATATCGAATCCCAGTGTGCAAGGAGGGTTTACTGTCATATCTCGCCCCGAAAAGTTGTTATCCCCTCCGTTTATATCACCAAAAAAATTTTGCCCTCCATTTTCTGTGAGGAGCATTTTTCCCTCTCCAGATTCCAGCCATGCCTCATTTAGATCTGGGTAAAGTCTTTTGAGTTTCGCGGTAAAGTCTTTGGGCATTTGCTTCTTTCCGTTTATCACCTGGGAGAAAGCGGAGGGGTTATTGTACCCTATCATTTGTCCTATCCCTTTCTGATCGGGGGCGAATCCAATCCCTACAAGGTATTGTAGAAAAAATTTATATCTGCCTATTTTGTTTATATCCATATACTTGGCAATTTCTTGGGGCTAAATGTTGATTTTTGGGTAAATTTTTTACCTAAAATATTTGCACATGTCGGGTAAATAGTTTACCTTTGCAACACTGCACCATTTTGAGTGGTGCAAATATAATAAAATATGTTTGTGCAACACACAATTTAAGCGTAAAAATTATGGCAAAAAACAGATTTCGGGAACACTATGATGCTTTGCCCCCAAAGGCGCAAAAAGCTCCCAAGTCGGCATTTGTAGATGAGATCGCTGAACTATGCAAGGTGCATCCAGCCACGGTTAGGTGCTGGATATACGGCACTCAAAAGCCAGACGCATTAAGGCGATCTCTCATTGCAAAGCATCTGAACATCCCAGAGAGTGAATTATTCGATTAACAACAATCTAAAAATGCAACACCGATGAAAGGTTGTCAAATTTACAATCTCGTGTGGCTCATTGTATGGGCACTGCTCGGTATCGGAGGAATTTACGGTATCATTATGGGCAACTGGGCACACCTCGTTACTGCTGCTGGCAGTGCTTATTTCTCCTACCTCCTTATCGTGGAGGATGAGGATGGGGAAAGCCTCAAAGATTTTGCCGTGCGTATGGTAAGATACAATACCGAGGGAAAATAATCATGCAAATAATCCTGGATCTATACGAACTCAAAAACATCTGCTCCCAAATGTCGGAGTTAGGAGCTGCTAACTATGCCAAGAGCACAACGCCAGCAAAAGATCTCATGTCGCAACGTGAGGCTTATAGGGTGTTTGGTGAGGCAAGAGTGAAACGCTGGGTGCATGATGGACTAGTAACTGGCTCCAGGATGGGTAGCACGATCCGCTCAAAGATCCAATACTCCAGAGCGGAGCTAATGGCTGCAAATACCGCTGAAAAATTCAATTCAATAATCAATAAATGATTTAGTATGAGCACAATCACGCTTAAATCGCTATCGCTGGTGAATTTCAAGGGTGTGAGGGAGCTGTATCTGGATTTCACCCAGCAGGTAACTGTAATATCTGGTGAAAACGGTACTGGCAAAACCACCATCTTTGATGCTTTCCACTGGCTGCTTTTCGGCAAGGATAGCACTGGCAGATCGGATTCCAATTTCAACATTAAAACGATTGATCCGATAACAAAGAAACCGATTTTGCACCTGGAACACTCTGTGACAGCCGTTCTGCTCGTTGATGGCAGAGAGGTTAAGATCCAGCGTTGCTACTGTGAAAAGTGGAGCCGTGCAACGGCAAACACCGAGGAGCGACTGATCAACCATTTCACGGAGTTTTATATCAATGATGTGAAAATGGGCACAAAGAGGGAGTTTGATTCAGAGATTGCAGAGATCATACCAGAGGATGTTTTCAAGCTGGTAACGAACCCTTACTACTTTGTGAGCCTCAAACCAGAGTATCAGAAAGCAATCCTCCTGGAAATGGTGGGTACTGTTAGTGATGAGGAGGTTGCTGGCACAAATGAGGCTTTCGTTAAGCTCCTGGCAGAACTCAATGGCAGATCTTTGGCAGCATACGCTAAAGAGGTGGCAGCAAAAAAGAGGGCTTGCAATGATGAGCTGAAAATCATCCCCAGCCAGATAGATACTGCAAACCGCCTCCGCCCCCAGCCCGAAAACTGGGAGGAGCTGGAGAGTCAGAAAGCCGATAAAGAAAAACGCCTCCAGGATGTAGATGATCAGATCAGTGATCGTTCTAAGGCTACAGAGGCAGAGTATAAGCGTAAATCCGATATACAACAACAGATCGGACAGAAACGCATGGAACTCAACAAAGCAGAGAATGAGATCAGAACCACCGCCCTCTCTGGTATCAACCAGGCGAAAATGGATCTACAGAAACTCCAGTTTGATCTCTCCAATGCCCAGGCAGCACGATCCAATCTGGTAAAGAAACTCCAGGCTAAGGAGGATCAAATAACCCAGATGGTTAGCACCATAGCTGAAATGAAAACGGAATACATCCGTATTTTCAAAGAGGTTATGCCTCTGATCCCCAATGGTACATTTGTGTGCCCTACTTGCAACCGCCCTCTGGAGGCAGCCGATATTGAGGCTAAAAAGGCGGAACTGGAGGCGAATTTCAACAGTAATAAATCTCAACGCCTCAAAGCCAATGAGGAAAAGGGTAAAAAGCTCACAGATGAGCAAAACCAGCTTCAGAAAGAGGCTGATGAGATCCGAAACGCTATCAGTAAGACGGATGCTAACATTAAAGCCGTCAGTGCCCAGGTTGAGGCAAAGAAAGCCTCAATCCCAGAGGCTCCCAATGTGGATGCCATGATCCAGAATGATACCGTTTGCCAGGCTCTCCGCAATGAGATCTCCGAGCTGGAAAATCAGCTCACAATGAACGCTCAAACGGTGGATGTTTCCGATCTCTCAAAAGAGAAAGTGCAACTCCAGGGAGAGATCCGAGAACTGGAAAGATCTCTGCTAAAACGTGATGCTATCGAAAGAGCCGATAAGGAGATCAATGATCTGGAGGAAAAACGTATTGCCAACAATCAAGCTCTGGCAGATCTGGAGGGATGGGAGCTGATAGCCCTGGAATTTCAGAAAGCCAAAGATGCAAAGCTCCAGGAAAAGATTGATAGCCTTTTCACATACGTTTCTTTCTCTTTCATCAAAGAGCAACTGAACGGCAACGAGAATGTAACGTGCATTTGCACTGTCAATGGCACTCCCTATCCCGATGTTAATGCTGCTGGAAAGCTCAATGCTGGACTGGATATAATCAATGCCGTGTGCAAACACAAAGGCGTAT